GATGCGGTTCCAGAAACGGTACGCATCCAGATACTAGCAACATAGGGCTGACCGACAGCGTAGACACTTGCTGTAACTTGATACCTGAAACTAGTGGCAAGAAGGTTTAGTTGATCCGCAGTCTGGGTTCCGTTTGGGGCAACAGCCGCATCGGCAGTAGGCGCGATGTTCTGCCCTCCTGACCACGACCCGCAATTTTCCGACTGCTTCATGATGTTCGCATTGGCGTACTGGACGTACCCCTGCGAGTTGATGAAGGTGGCGTTGGTGCTGCGCGTGAACGTCAGGCGCGGGTCAAGGACACCCGTGGTGAAATCAAGCGAAAGCGTGGAGCCGTCGCCATTGCCAGGCAGCAATCGCTTGGCCGTATTCCTGGTGCGCTTCGGCATCCCCGTGAATGCGACGACGTTTGTCGAGGTCGATGGCGGCGTGAAGGTGTTGCTGTATGTCATGGGTGGTTCTTGCTGATCCAGTTCAATCCGGTGTCGATCTTGTTGCCGAAGCACATGGCGTAGGCTCGTTCGTGCTTCTCGAGCTCCTTGGCCATGTCCCTGTCCTTGCGTTCCCTGACCATCATGTCAACGTCCACGGCCACGGCTTTGGCCCAGTAGCCAACGGCCATGCTGAGGGCGTCGATGCGGTCGTCGTGACGGAGGCTCTGCCGGTCACGGGTGATCCTGGTGAGTTGGTAGAAGAGCATGTAGGCCAGCTGCTTCTCCGTGGGTAGACCCTTGGTTGACTCGTAGTCAGCCCGGATGACCGAGGGATGCACCACCAACCTGTGCTGATTCATCACGGGCTCGATGGTGTCGATGATGCGCCGCTCCTTCTGCGTGGAGTGCCTGACCTCTTCCACGGTGCAGGGCCAGGTATCCCGGAGGTAGGGCGTGAGCAGCTGGGTGAACATGCCGTCACCGAAGTTGCTTTCGATGAGGATCTTGTTGACCTTCTGGTCCCGGGACACCTTGGCCAACGCCTTGAGGTTGTCTGGCGTGTAGCCCCCACGCAGCCCGCCGGCAGCGGTCAGGTGCATCCACCCGTTGAGCATCTTCACCACGGCGTACCCGGTTTCGTCCTCGCCGCGTCCGGAGGGGTCGATGGCCAGGACCGACCCGGTGTAGGGGACGAACTTGTCTGAGATGCTCTGCGGGCGGTGATAGCGGTCGCCCTTGAACCCGACCGCCGGTAGGTCGTCCTCAATGGTGTCCTGCATCCCGCCCCAGGCGATCCGTTCCGGGGCCTGCTCAACATCCCCGCCGTGGACGATGAGGTCGCAGAGGCGGAGGGGGTACCTATCCGCATCGCTCAACGAGGTGTTGAGCATGAACTGGAGAGAGAACCCGCTGCGTCCGTAGGACAGGGCTCGCTCCTGGAGGTCGTCTTCGTCGAAGCGTTCCGGGTCCGTGGGCTTCCCTGCGGATGTCTTGGACCACTTGTCGGCAACCATAGGTGCCAAGCGTCCTCCGTAGGCCGACATCTCCTGCTCCGTTGGGTAGAGGGCCGGCCAGATGCGGCACTCGTACCCGCGCTCCATCAGGGTGTTGTAGATGGACTCCTCGGTCTGAGGGGTACCGAGGAATGTGACGCGACCACCCGGCTTGATGATGGCATCCACTTCCTTGATGCGCTCTCGGAGGAGCTCACGCATGGTGGCCGTGGCGGAGTTGTTGGCGACCTCGACGTCATCAAGGATCACTTCATCGGCACGACTGCCCGTCAGCTGCCCGGTGATGCCGAGGCTCTTCACGCTCGGGGCGTGGCTCGGTGGTGCCGGGGCAACGTCAAAGGCAATCGCAGAGTCCCGTTGGTTGTCCCTGGGCAAGAGGTGCTGGTAGATCGGTACCGCATTCATCAGCTTCTTGCAGAAGTTGGTGAATTCGTCGGCACGGTTCTTCGATGCCGACACGACCAGGAATTGCCGTGACGGGTCAAGCAGGAGGCTGTGCATCACGTACGCCGAAGTGATCCAGCTCTTGCCCACGCCTCGGAATGCCATCAGCACCCGCCGCCTTGGCCCACTCTGGAGCCAATCAGCCATGTCGTACTGCACGGGCGTCGGCTCCGGTAGCCCAACAGACTTCCATGTCAGGAACAAGGCGTTCCTGAAGTCCTTCAGGCGTGGGTCGATGTCCATGCGTCAGGTGCCGGTCTTGCGGTTGACCTCATCATCAAACGGGAGGGTCTGCGCCAACCGAAGCACAGGAGTCCCCTCGAGAGCCGCCTGGTCAATGCAGTTGTCCTTGAGCATCTGACGGGCCACGTTGAGGTCCGTGGGCGAAGCCTCCCCCGACCTGATCCTGCGGACAAGCTCGTCGCACAGGAGGGCGTGGAGGTCCTTGAGGACCTTCTTGGTTTCGTCAGCCATTGCCGAGGATGACCGTGAGAGCGGCGTTTGCGCCGTTGGTGAGGGCGGCGGAGGTGCAGGCCCGCATCAGCGGGAGGGCCTGGATGACCTGGGCGTTTGAGCGGTAACCACCGTTGCCAGCACCGAAGTCCGGGGTGACGCCGAGGGGCCTGGTAAGCGAAGCAGAAGAGACGCTGTAGAGCGTCACCCAATCAGTTCCGTCAATGCTTCCCTGGATCTCGATGGTGCAGGTACCGCTCGGGTTGGTAGCGGAGGTCTGCTTGACCTCAACGACAACGGTGGAGACGTAGCCGGAGATCGGGCGGAAATTCACGGAGCTGCCCGTGATGGCAGCACTCATGGCGGTGGCGTCGGCAAGACGAATGGTTTGCATGGTTTGATATTCCTCAGATGAAGTGTCGGATGACGTAGTTCGCCGCGATCCCGATGAATGCACCGATGGCGGCGGCGTACCCCATCATGTGGCCCCGTACGTATTCAAGCTGGCGGACGCGAACGTCCAGTTCCTTGATCTCCTGCTGCTGCTGAAGACGCATCTGGAGGAGGGAGTCGAGCTTCCCCTCGAGACGCCCGATTGCAAGCATCACATCTTGGTCATGGTGCATGTCAGTTCGCAGTCTTGAGGAAAACCCAAAGTCCGTCGCCGCCATTAGAACTACCGCCAAAGGTGTTTAGATTTGTTGCAGATGTCGGCGAGACCGTAATTGTTCTCATGTCAGTTACAGCTGAGTTTGTTCCTGTGTTTCCGGCAAGACTGATACCCGTCCACGTACCCCCGTTGGCTCTCGTACTTAGCCTCTTGTTACCGTTTACGGTTGTGATTACGAGCAGCCCAGGGTTGGTTTGCGCCTCAATAACCCAACCACCGGATCCGGATCCAAACGAAAGTCGCGCGAAACACACGGATCCAACGTCGTTGATGGTCGGAACGAACGGGTTAGTGAGAGCCGGTGCAGCCCAAGTCGCGTTGCCGTTGGCATCGGACGTCAGAACCTTGCCAGCGCCTGCGGCTGTGGAGCTACCCGTGTACTTGAGGGCACCCTTGATCTCAACAGCATCTCCAACCTCGTTACCGAGGGTCGTGGTGCTGTTTGTGGCGAACGCTCCGCCCACCGTTGTAGTGGTCGCGGTTCCAAAGGTCACGTTTCCGTTGAAAGTGTTTGCCGCGGTAAACGTGTTTGTTCCACCCGCAGACACAGTTGGAATAGATGTGTTCGTCAGGCTTCCATCAACGAATCCGAGACCTGCCCCAAGGCTGATCTCACGGACCTGCCCAACCGCCGTGCCCGTAGTCGGACCGCCGAGGAGCTTCTGCGGGTTGATGTCCTGGAACTTGGCGAAGTTCACCGCCTTGGATGCAAGACTTGGATTTGGGTAACTACCGCTGAGGTCGCCGCCAGCTACACCGAGAGGCGATGCTCCAAGCACCTGAAGCGGGCTTGCCGACGTACCGTTTCCAGACAAGCATGTGATGCTTCCGGTACCGCCGCCGTTTGGGGTAGCAATCGTGGATACCGACGTCAGCTTGGACTGCGCCGTAGTAAGCGCGTTGCTTGCGGTGCTACTTGCCGTGTTTGCCGTGGACTGCGCGTTGGTCGCCTTGGTATCTACGGTGGTTAGTTGCGCGGTAGTCGCCGCCCCGAAATCGGATGCAGTCAGAGTGACTTCACCCGTCTTGGCGGTTCCCTGGTCGCCCTTCACAGAGACAACGGGCGCCGGTTGCCACGAAGCTTCACCTGTAGTCGTGTTGGTGCAGGTCAGAACCTTGCCTACCGTGGCGTTCTGGGTGATGTACGGGGTACCGCTGATCGTGATGGCGTTTGCGGCGGTAGACCCAAGGGTCACGCCTGCGCTGAACGTCTGGTTGACGCTGAAGGTCTTCGATCCAGAGATGACCTGCGTTGTCCCCTTGGTGACGCCGTTGAGCGTCTGCCCGGGGTTTGCTTCACCATCAAGATTGATCTTGACATTGCCGGTCAGGCCGTTGACGTCCGTGACCGGGGCGTTCGACGGAACCTGCCACTCAACGTTACCGTTCGTGTTGGTGCATGTGAGGACTTTGCCTGCGCCTGGAGTACCGTTACCCTTGATGGTGAGTGTTCCGGTGATGTCGATACCGGATGCGGTGTTTTGCCCGATCTTCAGGCCACCAGGGGATTCAAAGCCGGTGCTGGCGTAGACAAGACCGCTGAACGTGGCATCACCGTCGCTGTCAATCCACGCGACCGTACCGCCTGCCGGGGAGATGGCCTCAAATACACGGGTATTCCCTGAAGCAGCCTGTGCTTTGATAACGCCCGATGGGTCAAGGAGAACACCGGCCTGACCATTCGTTCCGACCGTACCGCTCGAGGCAGTCACGGACTGCGTTGCGGAGAACTTCTTAGAAGCAGAGATCGTCTGTGCCGTGTTGGTGTCCACGGCGTTGGTGACCTGGGCGGCGGTGTAGTCGCCAGATGCTGGAGTGACATCACCGACACGGTTGTTGAACTTGTTTACACCAACGCTTCCGTTGAGGGTCGCGGACAGGACGCCGTCTTGGTTGATCGACAGGTTGCTGCCAATCTTCACTCCACCGAGAGTCGTTGTAGAGGCCACCGGGAGGGTAGCGTTCTGATTGACGCTCACGACACCGTCAGTCACGCTCAGGCCGCTCCCGACCTGCATGATGCCCTTCTGAGTCGTCGTCGCGGTCGGGATTGTGGATGACGTATAGGCGCCAAGGCTAGCCGCGCTAATCGTCACAGCCCCGGTTTGGCTATTGATGGACGATACGCCAGCGGCAGTCGGGGTCTGCCAGATGGCCTTACCGGCTGCGGTCTGCATCAAGACCTGCCCAGCAGTACCTCCCGGGATCCTGAACTCACCGTTGACCGTGATGATGTCAAACTGATCAACGCCGAGATTGACGTTGTTTGTGAACGTCTTTGCGCCGTCGATGTTCTGCGTCTCCCCAACCGAAACAGCACCAACGTCCGCTGCGGTAAGCGTTACTGCTCCACCAGATCCGACACCCGTCTTGCTGTTAACACTCGTAATTCCGGTTGCCGCCGGAAGAGCCCACGACGCTGACCCATTGGATCCCGTGCATGTCAGAACCTTTCCAAGTTCCGCTCCAGTAGGAATGTAGATGTTGCTGTCAATGGTCAGCTTGTCAGCGGCGGCGTTGTCACCGAGATTGACGTTGTTCTGAAACACCACATTTGCAGACACCGTCTGGGTTCCGCCTGAAGTGTTTGCCGAAAGCGCCTGAATTGATTCCGGAGTAATCGTGATGACTCCGGTAGACACAGCAGCACTAGCAGAACCAAGGCGAATCCCGTTCACGATTGGCTGAAGAGACGTTGTGCCGTTGTTGTCGGTGGCCACCACGGCCTTGTTGATGGTGCCCGTACCCTCAACCTTCAGGTTCCCGTTGAGGACGGTCACCTGACCCTCAAACCGCTTCGGTGCAGTAATCGTCTGTGCTGCTGCCGTAGGCTTATCGGTGAGGACTACGTTGTTCGGGAGACTTGATTCGCTGACAAGCGTCTTTTCCCAGGTGACGTTTCCGTCCGCATCGGATGCCGCAAGCACCCATTGGGTACCACCGACAAGCGAACTCAACGGGGTGTTGGGCTTGAACTGCATCCCACCATCGGAGTCAACGATGACCTTGTCCGTGAACGTCTTGTCACCGCCGATGGTCTGCGGCTGCGTCACGTTCACCGCCGCACCACCCTGGTCAAGGAACAGGTCCGACGACTCTTGGGAGACGTAGAGCGAGTTGAGTTGTGCCTTGTCAAGGACGGCAGCGTCAAGAACAGTCCCGTCTGTGAAGTCAACGACACGGTCGTAGGCAGACGTAGGAGTCACCCGCTTCAACATCACGTTCGGCGGGTCGCCATCATCCGGGAGCCCGGGTGCGTCGTTGAACCGGACGTAATCCTGCCCAGACACGGTCACAAGGCTCCACCCGGTTGTCAGAGCCGAACCACCAAGGAACACCCTGACATGGCTCGGGTCAAGCGGAGGACCACCGCTAAACGTGATAGCAAAGTCCTTCTGTGCGCCGTTTCCGTAATACCAGGTCCGGGATTGGTATGGCAGTTCGTAGTAGTTCATGGTTTATCGAAACATCTGCGACTTGATTTGACGGCTGTTGCCGACCGCCTGGGCGAGTTCGGGTGATTCACGCATCAGCTTCTCCATAGCCGCACGGCGGTAGTTGGAGACGTACCCACGGACAAGGCTGACTCGAGGGCTGTTGAAGTCCTCCCGTCCCATTGCCGGGAGTTGCTGGTAGAACGGGCTTCGGATGAGGGATCCGAGCTGATCCTTGAGGGACTTGCCGCCAAGCCTGACCTGACCGGAGAGTTCTTGGAGGCGGTCGTAGGCAGACTGACCGCTCTCAAGCTTGATTGACCGGAGGTCGATCCCGCCCGGGAGAGTGCTGCGGGGAGCCCCGACTCCAATGAGGGAGTTCGCCAGTTCCTCACGCACCGGATCCTTGGTCCGCTTACTGACAACCGTCGGGAGGAACATGGACCACCAAGTCTCGTTCCCCTTGATCGGCTCTCCGGTAGGGTCCCGGACCTTGTCCACGGAGTCACCAACGAACGGGGTACGGGCGCGGATGGCGTCCATCATCGAACGGACTTCCTTGACATCCCTGTCGATGGAGGAGTTCTCAACCTGGGCGAACAGGTTCGGGACAACCGCGCCGGCGTATTGCCGCTTGAGCTGCTCCCACTTCGTTTCGTCTCCCGTGACGGCTCCGAGGGTAGTGACGAGGCCCGTCAAATAGGACTTGTTGGTGACGTTGTTGGAGACGGCGCCGATCACCGCTGTTGCAATGTTGGTCAGTTCGGCACCGTCGGTCGGGTTTGGGTTGTATGTCTGGGACGAAATCTCATGGAGGTCCGCGACCAACCCAAGGAACGTCGCCGCTGGGTCGCTCTGCCCGTAGGAGACGTAGGTGTCTCCAAGTCGGAAGGAGTACGGTTGCCAACCTGCGGCCATCAGGTCCTTGCGGAGGGCGGGATCCTTCGGCCCCTTGCCGGTAATCATCCCGTTGGCTGCGGCAATGACGCCGATGGAGTACATGAGCGTTCCGGTGCAGAGACGCCCTGCTGT